GCACAAGTAATGGGAAATCTTGCATTATCAGGGCTTGGTGCTGCAGCAGGACAAGGTATGCAAGCATTAACTGGTTTTAATCCAACTCCTCTCGCATTATTGGCTGCAACAGTAAAAGATGCTGATTTAAATGATCCAGCAATCAAAGCCCAATTGGAATCGGCATTAGGAAGTTTAATACTAAAAGCAGGACAGTTTGATGTTCCTCCTGAAACAATTTTGGCAAGAGGTCTTGGTGTCGTTCCAAACTCAAACTTAGAATTATTATTCCAAGGTCCAACATTAAGAGAATTTAGTTTTGGATGGAGACTATCCCCAAGAAGTGAAAATGAAGCAAAAACAGTAAGAAAAATTATAAGAGTTTTTAAGCAAGGAATGGCAGCACGAAAGCTCAATTCTGGGGCAAGTGCTGGAACATCTGCAGCACTTTTGGGTACTCCGAACGTATTCAAACTTGAATATAAAATGGGAAATTCATCAATTCCTGGATTAAATAAATTCAAATTATGTGCATTAACAAACTGTTCTGTAAGTTATGCTCCAGATGGACAATGGGCAGCATATGAAGATGGACAGCCAGTATCGGTTACATTAGGTCTGTCCTTTACGGAAATAGAACCAATATTCGAAGGTGATTATCAAGAAAATATAACAGGAGAGCTATCAGGAAAAGCCGATTTATCACCAATAACAGCAGACGATATAGGATATTGATATGGCATACTTCAGAGAACTACCAAATTTAAAATACATTTCAGTATTTAAAGATAGAAATCTTATCAATGAATATACTGATGCAAAAAATTTATTTAAACGACCAAAACTTCGTGAAGATATAAAGGAAATAATCACTGCTTTTGAATATTATCAAATAATTGGAGACGAAAGAGCAGATCAAATAGCAGAGAAATATTATAGCAATTCCGAATTGGATTGGATTGTTTTAATTACAAATAATATAACAAACACAAATGAGCAATGGCCACTAGATAATGACTCTTTATATAAGTATATGTTGGATAAATATGGTTCAGATGAGAAAATACAAGAGATCCATCACTACGAGACTATTGAATTTAAAGATGAATTTGGCAGAGTATTGATTGAAGGTGGAATACAAGTAGATCCATCAAAATCGGAAGTAATAGAAACAAATGAAACTGATACTGAATATCAATTGAGTTCTTTCCCAAATTCAAAAGCAAATGAAATTATTAGTGTAAACTTAAACCAAATGGTAAAAGTTTACAGCAGGGGAAATTCAATACCAACCGAATATTATATAACAACTATAAATGTAAATACCTCAACTTTAAATTATATAAAGAGAGATTCTAATACTCTTGGTGAAGTATCCATATTAAATAGCTTAGCAAATTGGCCAAATAGTTGGGGGGGAATACTAAAGATAAAAACGAATAGTGGAGAGGATGTAAATATAACTATAGAAGATGTTATTTTAGATAACAAAGTGAGAATACCAGAAAGACTATATGAAATTACAGGTATTTTTGTTAATGGTACTCTAAAACCCCTATTCAAATTTACTAACGAAATTCTATGACAAAACCATTTCCAGGATTAAAAATATTCATTGAATCTGATGGGCAAACATTAGAATTCTTAGATAAGGATGGAAATATACAAACAATAAAGAATAAAACAGTAGCAATAACAAATTATGAATATGAAACAAGAAAAAATGACGAAAAGAGAAAAATTCTTCTATTGAAGCCAGAATATATCGGAGTATTTGTTTCTGATACTAGAAACATAATGACATACTCAGAATCAAGTCAATATGTAGATAATAAAACTAAAAAAGTTTATAATCCACGAACTATTGGCAAATAAAAAACCCGCAAAATCCTCATAAGAGAAAATTTTGCGGGAATTTTTTTCGACCCCTTTTTTATTTTAAAGGTCAATTTTGATTAGCAAGGGTAGTATTGAACTTCTTTGAATGTTCTAACATAAGGCTCAATTCTTCCATCACCAGAAATTACTTCTTCACGAAGAACTTCTCTTCTGCAATTACCATATACTCTTGGAGCATAGTACGAAGGAGCATAATAATATCCTCCTCTAAACGGTCTCCAAAACTGATTCCAAGTAATTGCCTCCACTGGGGAGGCAACGAAAATTGCAAGAAGAACAATCAGTGATTTCACGACTCAGCAAGTTTCTGGAAGTAAGAAAGAGCATCATCCTCATCTTCGTCATCACTATACTTAGACGAAGGAACTTCTGCATCATCAAATGTAGATGAACGAGAGGACGAAGCAGTAGAGGTTTCACCACGACGCTCACGTTCCCACTCTTCCTCTTCGGCAACAACTTCTGGATCTTGGGTCTTAGGAACACCACGAAGACCAAGAGTGTAATCAAGACGCTTCTTCAGGTCTTCGTAAGACTTGAACTCTTTGGGATCGGTAAAGTCATTCAGGTTATTCAGAGACTTGTAGATACGTTCCAGTTCATCATCATCTCCATCAAGGAGAGGAGAAGGTGCTGCGAATTCAGACTTATCGTAGTTCCAATAACCATCTTTCTTGACAAGTTTCAGTTTGAAGTTAGCACCAGTCCAGAAATCAAAAGGATTGATGGGGGTTTCATCTTCAAACTCAGGTTGCATTGCAGCAAGAATTTTGTCATAGATTTTCTTGCCAAACTTATAGAGGAACACTTTGCCCTCATTATCGGGATTGGCAGGATCACGAACAACATAAATGTTTGCGTAATAGGAAAGTTTACGCTTCTGCTTACGTGCTTCTTCCTTATCACGGTCAGAACCAGAGTTCCACAGAACACGATTCTTTTCGCAAACAGGACATTGCTGACCAAGAGTGGTAAGGCAGTTGTCAATCAACCAACCACCAGGACCTTGGAATGCGTGAGACCATACTTGTGCCCAAGGTAGTTCACAACCTTCGGGGGCAGGGAGGAAACGGATAACTGCGGAACCTACACCGCTCTTATCCATTACAGGTTTCCAAAAACGGTCGTCATCTTTGGAACCACCATCATTCAGTTTTTCTACTTGTTTGATGAGTTTCTCGGTCAGGGAACCCATCTTGGATTGCTTTTTAAGATCAGCAAAAGACATTCGTATTCTCCGTATTAATTGTATTAGAAGTGTGTGCCGTATTGGTACGTATTAAGTCTAGCAGGAAGGAGGTCAGTCGTCAAGGGTTTTCTCAAGATACTCAATCTGAGATTCAAGAACTTTAAAAAATTCATCAACTGTCCCATTCTTACCCAACCCAAAAAGTTGAGCGGACTCAAGAATCCTCTCTTTCATGTCAACTGCTTCGGGATCATCAGAAAGAGACAACCTAAAAATAAACAGTTTTTGTTTTTCTAAAAACTGTCTCATTAATTCAAGATGTTCTTTCTTTCCATTTTTATCATAGAAAGAAAGATTCATAACTTGCTCAAAAAGTTTCTGTTGAATTTCATCAAGTTCCATTATAGATTCTCTGACTACTTCTGAATCAAAAAATCTACTCATAATACTATCTCCTTAAGAATTTGCTTGAATTTAGACTCATCAATATTTAGGAATGGTTTATATTTTTTAATTTTTAAACCTACGGTTTCCCACACTGGATCGGAAAGTTTTTTATCAAACTTTGAAGAGTAATTCAGTATAACATCCAGTATAACTAAAGTCTCCAATGAGACTGCCTTTTGTAAATATTTTTTAAGTAAGTCTGGATGCTGTCCGTTTTTGCAATCAAACAAAGTTTCAAAGTTGTCCTTTCTTATAAAGACTTCTGATTCAGTTTTAAACAAGTAAGATAAACTTTGAATCTTTTTTAACCAATCTGTATATACAGATTCTCCACCTCTAATAATTTCACCAATCCATAAATTTTGAGAATCACTACACTCTACAAAATTAGCAACAAAGTATGCTTTTATTTCATCATCTGTTTTTTGTCTAGACATTCTTTCAAAGAAATATCTATCTTTTCTCTTATGAAAAGAGTCCAGAGATGCTCTGGACTTTCCGCAATATTTAAAATAATCATAACTATCTTTTGTAAAGTGATTCTTTAATGCAAGATAGGTTTTATATGTTTCAAATGGGGTCACATTAAATATTTAAAATAGCACGACTTGTTTTCTTTAAGAAATTTAATTTTGTTGCCTCACACTTTATCTTTTCTTTCAATGGTTTTGATATTAATTTTGGAACCGTTTCAATTTCAATATTATTTTGTTCGCAATATTCTATAATTGCATCAATATAACTAATTTTTGAAATTTTTACAATATACTCTATGTCCTGTGCAAATTTTTGTGAACATAAAAATTTATCATTAATGATTGTTTTTACTTTACTTTCCATGTTACCCAACTCTACTTGAAACAAACTCTCTAATATATTGGGTGAGCAATTTGATGTATTTTTCTTTATTATACTCTTCATAGACAACGCATTCTCCATTTTCACATGCCATTATGATTACAAGTTTTTTGATGCTAATACCAGTCAGTTCGTAAAGCATACATCCATATGCCATACATTGAACAAAATAATGCTCAATCCATTCCACTGGTTTTGGTTTTTTGGACGTTTTAAAATCTATAATTGCAAGTTCCCCATTGTATTCTGCAATACAGTCAACTGTACCAGCAATACCCAATACTTTACTATAGAGAGAAGACTCTAAAGCATGAATATTATTTATATTATTTAATTTTGGTCTTGCAATTTTAAATAGATATTCTGATAAAGGTTGAACCTCTGGAAGATTTTCATTCTTTAACAGGTATTCAACTAGAGTGTGCATATCAGTTCCACGACTAGTTGCTTGTCTAGTTATCTTATCTGCCTTCTCTTCTCCAATCTTTTTACGCCAATCTGCAAAAAACTGACGATTTTTATGGCTAGTAACAGAAGTAATTGAAACAAATCTGTGGACTTCATTTAGATCAGGTATTTTATAATACCTGACTCCATCAATAGTTTCTCTCTCTAACTTTGGTAAATCTAAGTTTACATGATTAAAAATGATCTCAGACATTCAACCCAGATTCCATTTTTGCAACGATATATTCCTTAACTAAACCAGAACGGACAATATCATCAATTCCAAATTCAATTATATCAAATGATGGCATTTTTTTCAAAATAGTCATAAAATCACTAATTCCATTTCTTTCATTTGTTTTAATTAAATCACTTTGTGTTGCATCTCCACAAAAAATAATTTTCGAATTCTCTCCAACACGAGTAATGATTGAATCTAATTCATGAAAGTTTAGATTCTGAAACTCATCAACAATAATAATTGAATTGTCAAGAGTAGTTCCTCTAACAAAAGATGTGCTCCAAAACTTAATTGTTTCTTGTTGCTTTAGATTGCCATAAAGCATTTCAAAATCGGTCTCAGTTGGAAGTTGGAACATATACTTAACCATGTTCTTATATGGTATTTGATATATGTCTGCTTTATCGTCATGGTCCCCAGGAAGAAAACCAATTTCTCTTGTAGCAACTAAAGAACGAACGATATAAATTTGCTCAAATGGAGTTATCTCATTAAGAACTTCTTTAATTGAATTATAAAGACTAATAAATGTTTTTCCAGTTCCAGCAGCACCATATGCCACTAGATGCTTTCCCTCAGAGTATGATTGGAATAACTTTTTTTGATTTTCTGTTAATGGTTCAATATCAATGAGAAGTTCTGCACTAATTGGCTTTCTTCTCTTCATTTGTCTAGCAGTCATCCCAACACCAATTGGGTGATTATCATTACTTCTTTTTCTTCTTGCCATTAATTTTTCCTCACAGTAGCACCGGGCATCTTAGATGCTCTAGTTAAAACTTCATTCCATCCTGGTTTTGATTTTGAAAGTTTGTCTTTCCATTCACCAACTTCGCCACTTCCTGGACAAGTTGCTGGGTCTGACCAATCTCTATCCCAATCAGGATTTTCTTTTTTCCACTGGTCCCATTCGTGAACACTCATCGTCACTTCTTTTTGTTCACCAGTTTCTTTATGAATAACGGGGTATGTTGCCATATGTTATGAAATAACGATAAAAATATTTATTCGATGGTAATGGATGGTGCATCAGAGCATTCTGGGCAATTCACTCTTTCCCAACCAAGTGCTTTAGCAATATCAGGGAACTGACAGATAAAGATGCAACGTGCTGCCTCTGCGATGTCCATATGCTCCTTCTGGGTGCCATGAGCAGATCGTAGATCAATATAATGGATCCATGACCTTACAGAGCCCTTCATATAAATCCTGGTGGGGGTTGCGAGTGGAAGCACAAACCTTGCACATTCCTTTGCAACTCCTTTCTCAAGCATTTTATCATAGAGACGTTGTGCTTCTTCAAAATGCTGCTCAATCATACCCTCAAACTTTTCTTTGGTGTGTTCATCCAAATCATTCGTTGAGTTCTGACGATTCTTTTCATCCTGCCTGCGAAGTTCAGGAACCTCAGGAAGATCAGTCAGAAGTTTTGTATCTGCATATCGTTGTGAAAATTCCTGAAATGTGAAGCTCCTATGACGAAGCACTTGTGCTGCGATACCACGAGTTGTATTAATTTCAAGGGTCATATCTGCTTGCTCAAAGATAGACCAATGATTTTGCTTAATGCAATACTTAAGAAGTCCGGCAGCAGTATCAAATTTAAGTTGATTACTGGGATTACTTACACGAGCAGTATAAGTAATCACTTCTTGTGCAGATTTTCCTGCAAGTTCTCCTGCTCCTTGAGTAACAGAAATCAGTTTAGCAATAGGTTTAGTCTGGGTATCCATCGTCATCTCCGTCATAAAAAACTTCATCGTAATCCATTATTGTTGGTTTTTCTAATTTTGGTCTTTTATAAGAATCCACATCAGAATAAATTTCTGATTTTAAAGAATCAACCAAAAGTTCTAGATTACGGACAATTAATTTGAGTTTGTCTTTGTCCATAAGAAAGGTACTTTCTCAAATCATTTTACATAAAAAAAGAGAGGAAGTCAATGTTTCCTCTCTAACTTTTTTTATTGTAAATTGGTTCTATACTTAGAATTTTTTCAAACCATTCTCGCAAATGCACTCTATAACAAGACCAATATTTGCATCCCCTATATGTTAGTTGATAACAAGCAGGTGGTCTGTTATCTTTATCCATATCATCCGAATGGTAGTGATAGTCCATCACTTATATAACCATTGGATATATGCTGATAGTAAAATTATTGTTAATCCAAGAGTAGCAGTAGATGAAACAATAAATTGAAGCATTATTTTGCTCCTACATTTGCAAGAAGTGCTTGATGACGACGTTGCTCTTTTTGCTTTTGTTCTTTAATAAGTTGAAGCACATTAAGTTTTTGCATCACTTGTGTCCCTCCTTAGTAAACTTAACACCACGATAGGTTTCATTATACTGTTGAGGTTGTTGCATCATTTGTTGTTGATACTCCAAACGTTTCTGGGTATCATATTCGATGCCACGATATACTACTTTAGCCATGAGGATTCCTCCAAAGAAATGAGATTTTTAGGTCCCGTTCCTTCGGGCGGTTTGCGTCCCATTGGGATGAACGTTCCGTTCCGCCGTCCTACTTGCGTCAGAGTTTTCTCTGATGAACGTAAGGTCATACTAGACCTATTGCAGTATATAGTCAAGTAGTTTTGTAAAGTTTGATACAATATTTACAAAACTACTTATTTTTCTTTTTATCCATCTGCATCACCTGATACAAAGGAGTCTTTTGAAACTTTTTAATTTTCTTATATTCTTTTATTACTTTTTTTAGTTCGTTTTGATTAATAGTCAATCCAAGTTTCTCTTCAAATTCTTTTTTTAATTCATCTCTAAAAATACTTTCAAAACTTTCACTCATTTTTTCTTTTTAGACTCCTTTACTTGAACACCCCAAAGTTTGGGATTTACTCTACCTTCACTTTGTTTAAAATTTTTTAAACCTTCTCTATATTTGTCCCAATAGTAATCAAAGATATCTATTCTTTTATTACAGATAACAATGTCATACTTTTTAACCCCATCATCTTCATAATCAACTAGATATGCAGTGTATGGTAAACTACGATCATTCGCAAGTTCTGGATCACAGTCCTGATGGAGAATTTTTAGC